GTAGAATGATCTAAAAAATTTTGAATGTAGTATAATTTATTTGGTATTTGATATACTAATTTCATGTATGTAAAAAACAGTTGATTGCATATCTAGTTCCTTTTTTAATAGGTTCAGTTCCATGAATCCAAATAGGTTCTGCTGGAAATATCATAGCATCTCCTGTTTTAAAAGAATGTTTTACTCGTCCGTTAAAAAATCTAAACTCACCTCCTTCATAATCTTCGTTTAAATTTAAAGTACAAGAAGCTCTAAAATCACCTGCTACATCACTATGGTCTTTTATAAATTGACCTTTTTCGTATTTTAAAAGTCGTATGTTACTGGACCTACATATATGTAAACTATTAAAAGTAGGGCAGATATTTTTTTGAATATGTAAAACATAATTAGTTATCATTATGCTTATAAATGTTTTAGCTAATCTTAAAGGTTCTATAAAATTTTTATTTTGTAAGGATAATTCTGTTATATTGATGCATCTAAAATTATCACTTTCTATTTTATTAGTTTTATATTTATAGCTAGTTTCTACAAAAGAATATTTAGCATTATCTTCATAAAAATTTATAAAATATTTACACATATTTTCTGGAACCAGTTTATTAATATGAAATTTTAAATCAGTTATCTTGGAATCAAAATTATCCATGAAAATAAATTGTTATAAAATGTCTTATCTGTGTTTCATTTAAATCAGGTAAAGTAGGAAATCTTTTACGTAAGTTTGAATACGTTATATAATTATTCCACAACATAGGTTCAATTTTCCAAAACCATAGTTTTTTATGTTTAATATTTTTTGCAACTTTTTCGACCGTATCTAAAACAAAATCTTCTGTTCCTTCTTCATAATGATCAAGTAGTAATGTATCACATTCACCAACATATTTTTCAGCGTCTTCATTTATTATTTTTATTTCTTTCATTAACATGGGATTATGTTTATTATGATATTCAATAAGTTCCTTACAATTTTCAATACATGAAATTTTTTTAACTTTATTATTTGAAAGTAACCAATTTTCGCGTAAAGCAAACCCTAACCCTGTACAAATAACATTTCCTTCTGCTAACACATAGTGTGAATATATTTCCATAACTGAATAAAGATAATTTAAATCATGTTTTGACCAACAAACTTTATCTATTTTTAATTCAAATGTATTTTCATTATTTAGTGTTATTTCTAAATTATTAATTTTATCTTCTACAATATGTGGAGATTTAAATTTTAAATTTTTTAAAAATAATTGATTGATATTAATCATCTCAACATCATCCAAGATGTTAAGATATATTTTTCACCTGATAGAGGTGGGTTTCCTCTATGTAAATATGGAAAAGCAGCAGGCCAAATAACTATTCTACCTGTTTTAGGTTTTACTCTTTTTGAAAAATGTAAAAATTCTGTTTCACCACCTTCTTCAACATCGTTTAAATAAATAGAGAATACAAAAGCTCTAGGTTCGTTTTCAAAACCTTTATTATGTTCTATGTGCCAAACATGATAGCCTTCTGTAGGTAAGGTTTTTTGAATTTTTAAATTAGTAAAGTGAAAAGGCTGTCCATAAGCATCATCTGCTCCTGTATTTTTTATATAATGATTCCAAGCTATATCATAATTAATCATCATTGGTTTTAATTCTTCCCACCATATATTCATATTATAGGGTCCTGCAAAATATTGTTGATCTTGTTTATGTAATATTGAACTTTTTTCCGAACCTATTCTATTCATAGTTCGATTAAAATTATTTTCGTCTTCATATAATTTAATAGCTTTATTACAGTCTTCTTTAGTAATATAGTTATCGTATACAGCAATAAAATTATTTATGTTTACTGTTTTCTCTATCATTTTTTTCGTCTAATCTTTTTGTAAAATCAAAAACTCTATTATTTTCTGTTAGGTTAAAAATTAAACTATACCTGTTACTTTCTTCTTGACTCTGATCAAAACCATGTAATATATCAGGTGGAAATATATAATAATCTCCTGGTTCAGGAGTTATTCTTATATTTAATTCTGGTAAAATTAAATCACATCCTTTTGTCAAATATAATATACCATGCCAACAAATATGTCTGTGATAATTTAAACTATCATTTAATTTTATTTCATTTCCCCAGGCATTTATAATTTCATATCTTTCTAAAAAATATTTAAAAATTTGTGGTGAAGTTGTTTGATGAGTATTTATTAAATAAGCTATGAAACCTTTAAAGTTATCATTATCTAAATAATGATTCCAGTCAGTCATTCCTCCTTTTACATTAGTATAATTATTTTTGTTTGGATCTAAATTATTTTTTATATCTAATATAAAATTGTGAACTATATGAGGGTATGGATAGTGACCACATATTATTTCTACAGTTCTTGGATAAGTAACAACTAAATTAGTTTTAACTTCATTTAATTTATTATTTTTAATTAAATAATTAATCATTACAATAATTTTGCTTTTTCTTTTTGAGAGTCATCTAAAGTTCTATCGTTTTTTTCTAATTTTTTTAAAGTAATATTAGTAGGTTTCCACTCCTCTTTATTTATTTTTTTACCACCTCTGTCTGGTTTAGTTTGAAATATTACTATAAAATTTCCCTCGTATGGTTGTAGTTTTTCTTTCCACCAATCTGGTTCTTTAATAGTGTAATGTGCATTTTTACCATTTGGTAAAATTTGCATAGCAGGATAACAAGTAATAGTTAAAAAAACTTTATTACTATAACTAAATAAATCTTTTAAAACTTCTTCTATTTTATCTTCTTGAATATGTTCCATTACATCAATACAAAGAACTAAATCATACTGACCTGTTGGTTTATTAGAAAATTTAGTAACAGCAGGATCGTATGGAGTAACTGTTACTCCCATAGGAGAACCCGGAACTTTTATATTATTAAATAAAAGAGGATGAAATTTTGCTTTACCACATCCATAATCTAAAATAGTTTTAATATTATTTTCTGAAATTAAATTATAAATTTCATGTTTGTATTCTGCTAATGCTTCTCCAACCCAATTTTCTTGATTGATAGCATGAAATTTAGTTGCTTCTGTTAATGATTCATACATAGTTTTTTTCTTTATATTCTTTATAATGCTTATAACATAATTCACTAAAATTAGTCAAATCTAAAGCTTCTTTAAAAGTATCTACTTTATAAGCATCAATGCCATCATAACCCATTTCTTTTGCTATTTTAAATCTGTAGTGACCGCAATGTATTTCTTTGTCTTTAAAAACAGCAGGAAATATAAGACCATCTTTTTTCATAAATTGTCTAACAGTTTCAAGATGATCTTGATCCCAATCTATTTTATCTTGTAAAGTATCAAAATTTATGTAGGATAGACGTTCGGGAAACCAAATTATTCTCGCTTTCATTATCTTCATAAGTATTATATAACACTTTATATGCTACAAAAATTAAATTTCAAGCCTGGTTTTAACAAGATGATTACAGATTCAGGAGCTGAATCTCAATGGGTAGATGGTGATTTTGTTAGATTTAGATATGGACTACCAGAAAAGATAGGTGGTTGGAATCAATTAACTGCAAGTAGCTTAACCTTACCTGGAGTGGCACGTTCCCAGCATAGCTGGACAAGTATTGCAGGTGAAAAATATGCAGCAATAGGAACATCACAAGGATTATTTTTATACTATGGAAATGACTTTTATGACATTTCTCCATTAGCTACAGCCATTACTGGATTTACTTTTACCACTACAAATAATTCTGCGACTGTAACTATTAATAAAACTTCACATGGTTTGACAGCAGGAAGATACTTTACATTTACTTCTGTAACTTTACCTGGATCCGGCACAGGATATGTAGCAGCTGATTTTACAGGCACACCTTACGAAGTAGTAACAGCTAGCACCAACAGTTTTACAATTACAATGGCGTCAGTAGAATCAGGAGCAGGAATTACAGCAGCAGGATCAGCAACGGTTAATCCTTATGAATCGGTTGGTCCTACTTTTCAAACAGCTGGTTACGGTTGGGGCACGGACACTTGGAGCACATCAACATGGGGAACAGAAAGAACAACTAGTGATGTGATTCTAGATCCAGGAATCTGGAGTCTTGATAATTTTGGAGAAGTATTAGTTGCAACTATTGCAGGTGGTAAAACATTTACATGGAATGCAGGTGCATCAAACGCACGAACAATCAGGGCATCTACAACAACCACAAATTTTCCTACGTCAAACAATCCTACGTCATCTAGACTAACACAAGTTTCTGATAGAGATAGACACTTGTTTCATTTTGGAACTGAAACAACAATAGGAGATACATCGACTGTTGATCCAATGTTTATAAGATTTTCTAATCAAGAAGATTTAAATACATACACACCTACTTCAGTAAATACTGCGGGTAGTTTTAGATTAGATAAAGGAAATAAAATTGTAGGTGCTGTATCCGGTAAAGACTACACTTTAGTTTTAACAGATAGCTCTGCATATGTAATTCAGTTTGTGGGTCCACCATTTACTTTTTCTGTAAAACAAGTTGGTACAAACTGTGGATTGATTGGTCAACATGCTTTAAGTTATTCCGACGGTATTGTATTTTGGATGTCAGGTGAGGGTGGATTCTTTGCTTATGATGGTACGGTAAAATCATTACCTTGTTTGGTTGAAGATTTTGTATTTACAACAGATGGTGATAATTTAGGAATTAATTTTAATGCAAGTGATATTGTTCATGCAGAACATAATACATTATACAGTGAAGTAAATTGGTTTTATCCAAAGTCAGGATCAGATCAAATAGATAGAGTTGTTACATATAATTATGCAGAACAAGTTTGGACTACAGGATCTTTAGCAAGAACAAGTTATGTAGATGCAGGTGTATTTGATGTACCGTATGCAACTGAATATAATAAAACTGCAACTCCAAATTTTGGAATTCAAGGTATTACAAATAGATTTGGAGCATCAACTTACTATGCACATGAAGTAGGAACGGACCAAGTAAATTCATCAGGCACTACAGCTATTGCTGCATTTATTAAATCAGGAGATTACGATATATCTGCTAGACGTAGTGCATTAGGAGGCACGACTGGTCTTGCTGATCTTAGAGGTGATGGTGAGTTCTTTATGTCGGTTAAAAGATTTATACCAGACTTTAAGGTTCTTACAGGTAACTCAAAGATTACATTGTTATTAAATGATTATCCAAACAATACGGCATCTAGTTCACCACTAGGACCCTTTACAATCACGTCTTCTACTGATAAAGTAGACACACGTGCAAGAGGAAGACTTGTAGCATTAAAAATAGAAAATGACGCTATAGGAGAAACTTGGCGTTACGGCACATT